CACGTCTTTATTCGTGGGAAACGATACATCCGCCATCACGATCTGAACCTCTATGCAAGAAACATAAGATCAGGAATCTCAACCAGCTTATGGAAGCTAGTAAGGCTCTTGATTCCACTCTCGATTCTGTTCACCATATCTTCGGTCACACCATACCGTTGATGCAGATAGTCCAGGTATGCTACTCGATCATCCTTAGGTAGCCAAACCCGTCCCCAGTCTGCATAGTGGTCGTAATCCGATCGACCTCCGGGTCGCCCTAGCTCCATCATCTTGTCAGCTAGAACTTCGAAGATCGGGAGTCCCCTCGCCCAGGCCTTGAGGCATGAACCTTTGCTGTAAGCCAGCTCTAGTGCAACCTCTGGTTTGTCAGATTGTTTGTACTTGATGCTGTAACATATAGACTGTAAAACTCTACTAGGTATACGAGTCATACGGAGCCGCCCTTTTCCTGTAAAGAAAAAGTGGCAACTCAAGAAGTCTATATCTGTTATGCAGCCCCAGTCAACTTTCTTACAAATCTGCCCAAGCCCATATTTTTGAGACTCTTTGGTGCGTGTGAAGAGCCTGTCTATAGTCTTCTCAACTTCCGGTCGGTACCGGGCATTCAACCCAAATATCACGTCATCTCCTTTAACTCTCAAGCAGTACATATGTTTGGGTACGTTAGCCAAATAAAAAGCGTACAACCAATATGACTGCATTAGGATGGTATTTCCGCACGTCGTCCATCCATCTCCTGAAGCTCTTCCTTGCGCTTTATACTTCAGGCATCCAAAGTCTACAGAAACACTTAAATACAGTGAATCTTGCAAGATTTGGACTATGGTTTCTTTTGAGAGTCTGGGATCTAACTGGACGTTTGGTAGGTTGAGAATCTTTATAAACAGGTCATTCATCAATCGATTGTGGCAAGGCAACTGTGTCATATCAAACCCTGAGCCATCAGCGGCTGCCCATATCAGGTTTGGTATGTCATCAGAAGCCTCCTCTAGGTCGGCACATATTTCCATCCAATTCTTCCTCCCGCAATACGTTGGGACATGTTCATGCATCATACCTTCTACTGCATGAACGAAGGGATTTGCCATCACCTTCTTATAGTCACCTGGTCCGCTGATTTGTCTCTCTTTTACATCGTTCATGGATGTATGCTTATCGTCGTGGTCCGTTTCGGTTTGTTGAGGTTCGAACTTGGGGAAAGCCCCGTAATTCGTCTCCACC